AGACACATGTTGCCGGGCATCAGTAGACTAAAAAATGATAAAACAATATTCAAAGGCAGCGGTCTTGAAGGCAGGGGATTAACGGACGGAGACGTTTACTTGCCTGCCAGTGAAGTAAACTTAAACGATAAAGATAGAAACGAAGATGGCAACCTGTTGAATTTAAAAAGAGTAGCCCATCAGGTACAAGCCGAAGTGGTATTACAGCAAGGCTTAGAAACAGATCCTGTCAGGGGAACAATTACAAGTAGCAGCCAAAGAGAATCACCCAGCAGGGTATTTGGTTTAAGCACACCAGGAAGACCATATCCTGACGTTACAAAAACCGCCGAGTCAAAGGAAGCAGTTAACGAGCTGTTAAGCAATCCAGACAACCGCACACAAATTAATAATCCGCAGGGACGTTCGGGTGGGCACACACTGGTCATGGATGATGGTGATATTTACGGTGACAACGATCTAGTAAGATTACGTACCGCTGGCGGACATACCATATTGATGCATGACACAGAAAACATCATCTATATAACCAACAAAGACGGAACAGCGTATGTTGAGCTGACTCCTAACGGTGCAGTAAACGTATACAGTGCTAAAACTGTAAGTGTGCGTAGTGAATTGGATATAAATCTTCACGCAGACGCAAATGTTAACATACAAGCAGGAGACAGTATAAATTGTTTTGCAGAAAAGAACATAGAAGTACAAGCACAACAAAAACGTGAACGTGTTGCCAACGAGCATTTGATGGATGCTGGCAGATATGACTTGAGAGTAGGCGGCCAGATCAAGATCAAGTCAGGCACAACCAGTGGATGGACAGTTGGCCGGGGCGAACTGTGGTTAACTGGCACACAGGTACACTTAAACACGTCAGGTAAAGCCGTTGATATTCCAGATCGTGTAGCATCGTTGGAACAGTACAAAAAGCAAGATGTTAAGTTTGATGCAGGAACTAAACGATGGATAATTGACCCAGTCAGCACACTTGACAGTATAGCAACCTTTACCCCAACGCACGAACCATGGTCTAGAGAAACCGGACCTCTGCAAAAGAACAACGGCACTTCGACGCCTAGTAAAAAACAACAGGACATATAATGGCTATTCCAGATCAAGGCATAATTGTAGCCAAACAAACACCAAGGACCAACCAGCTGGCTCCAAGGAGTATATTAAATCTACCCAGTGCCGCCCTTGGCGTTGCAATAGAAAGTATAAAACCGGGCATTCCGGGCTTGCGTAGAAGCAGTGTTAAAGCATTAATGACGCAGATTGCATTCATGGAAACAGGGAACAATCTTGCTTACAGCTTAGGACCTAGATTCGGTAGATACGCTGTGCATATCAAAACCCTAATCAACTATGGCTATATCATCGAGAATGGTGAAGTGTGGACAAACAAAGATGGCATAGATTCAATCGCAACTTTCTTAAGCAATCAAGCAGTGCAAGATAGCATAATGGAAAGGTATCTGGTTGAACAATACAAAGCATGTATAGACGCAGGAGTTATAGAAGTAGGCGACACTGGTGATATTATTTGTGGTATTCTTGCTGTAGCGTACCAGTTCCAAGATCATATATCCACTTATCGCACCAGTTTTACCATACCCGATGAAGTGTATATTACTGCTAATGTTTCCCGAGTAAGCAATGTTGCATTCATAAACACTTTCCCTGCCACGCACAGTTTTGGTTCAGGAAGAACTGTAACTGTGGACACAGGTTTAGGTAAATCTAATCTAGCAAATGTGCTACTTACTTCGCTTAACGGAGTAAAAACTGTTGGCAATGTAATAAACTTATATGAATTTGATTACAGTGATCAACAAGAAGGCAATGCAAACATTGCTGTTACAGTAGACACAGGAACTGTTACCAGTTCAGCACAATATCCTGTTAGCAGTATCGGCAGTGCGAATCAATCACTAAGTGATGTATCCCTAACAGGATTGAGAACACTGTTTGTGCAAGGATTACCAGTGCAGGTGTCTGGTGCCGGAACATACAACGGTATCTATGAAATACACACCATGACAGATACTACCAACAACAGTACCTTTAGATTAGGCAAAGCAATTACCAGCAACATTGCAACAGGCACAGTATCAAGATTGCGCAACACAGACCTAAGTTACATCATTGCACGTACATCAAATCTTGCTGTACAATTATCAAACACGCTAAGTTACTTGGGCAGTGCTGATACAGCATACCAACACTATGTCGACAGTGGCATTGCTGACATTGCTGACAAGTTTACAATAACATCTACCACACCTATCAACGAACGAAAGTTATATTCAACAGTTGAAGACTTAACTAATGTTGCAATAAAAACAACACAGGTTGTACAAAGTGCATTGTTTAGTAACGTTGAAGGATTAGCAAAGCTCAGAGCTATTGACTCTGCAGGAGCAAATATTAATATTCTCGATTCGAGACTAACCAATGTTTATACATCAGTTATAACTTCCAAGGTTAAAGAATGGAAACAAGACGCAGATGTTATAGTAGACGGCCAAGGTAGACCAGGATCGCTATTTTACAATGCTGGCAAATATGCTTTTAATACGCTAGGCTCAGGGGTAGTTATTTCTAACGGTTAAACGGAGTAAATATACATATGGCTATACGATATAGAGGTTTCAGTACTGTTGATAGGGTTAAAAAGTTCCATCTTGTTGACTTTGAATTGGTTAGACAGGACTTGATAAATCACTTCAACATACACAAAGGTCAAAAACTAATGAACCCAGATTTCGGTACGATAATCTGGGGGCTCCTTTACGAACCTATGACAGCGGATCTAAAAGCAATTTTAGTAGCTGATGTTACTCGCATTGTGAAATACGACCCCAGATTACGTGCAGATAGTGTAATTATAAACGAATTTGAACAAGGTCTCAAGATTGAAATCGAGCTAACATTCCTTCCAGGAAATTTCTCATCTAGCCTACAGTTAGAGTTCAACTCAAACAGCGAACAAGTAGCTGTAGTATAATAGTAGCACATTTTAAATGCCATAAATACTGAATAACAGGTATTAATGACAATATGGCCACTACTACAAGACAAACAAGTTTATTAGTTCAACAGGATTGGACTAAAATTTATCAAACATTCAAAGACGCTAACTTTCAAAGTTTTGACTTTGAAACTATACGCAAGAGCATGATCGAATACTTGCGTACTTACTACCCAGAAGACTTTAATGACTTTACAGAATCAAGTGAATACATTGCACTTATTGATTTAATTGCGTTTTTGGGACAAAGTTTAGCGTTTAGAACAGATTTAAATGCTAGAGAAAACTTTTTAGATACTGCAGAGCGTAGAGACAGTATTCTTAAACTGGCCAAATTGATCAGTTACAACCCAAAGCGTAATATACCTGCCAGCGGCTTTATAAAATTCCAAAGTGTTTCAACCAGCGAAAGAGTTTTCGATAGCGAAGGAAATAATCTTGCAAACACTATTATCAACTGGAACGACAGTACTAACGAGAACTGGCTAGAACAATTTACTGCTGTACTTAATGCTTCATTGTTGACTACTCAGTCTATAGGTAAACCTGGAGCAACAAAAACACTGAATGGTATCAAAACTGATGAGTATACTGTAAAGATGTTAAACAACATTATTCCAGTTAAGTCGTTCAATGCCAGCATATCAGGAATTACTACAAGATTTGAAGTTGTAAGCGCATCAACAGCAGACTATAATTATGTCTACGAAAAAGATCCACAGCCTAACGGTATTTTTAATTTCCTATACAAGAATGACAATCAAGGCAACGCATCAAACAATACTGGATATTTCTTTTACTTTAAACAGGGCGAACTACTAAACTTAGATTTTAATGTTAGTGAAAGTTTACCTAACCGTGTTGTAAATGTAAACTTTAATAACATCAATAACAATGACGTATGGTTGTATGGATTAGATACCAATGGTAACATTGACACAGAGTGGACTAAAGTACCAGCAGTTAACGGCATCAATGTTATATACAACAATACTGCAGAAAGAAATCTGTACAGCGTCGGTACACGAGCAAATGATCAAATTGATTTGATATTTGGAGACGGATCGTTCACAAACATTCCAGATGGTAATTTTAGATTGTATTACAGATTGTCAAACAATCAAACATATAAGATTACACCAGAGGAGATGAGCTCTATCAACGTTAGCATTCCTTATCGTAGTAAAACAGGACGTACTGAAACATTAACAGTTCGTGCTAGTTTACAGTATACGGTTACTAATGCAACCAGTCGCGAATCACTTGACGAGATTAGAACAAAAGCACCACAACAGTATTACACACAGAATCGCATGGTATCAGGCGAGGACTATAATGTCTTACCATATACCACTTTTAGCACCATACTCAAAGCCAAGGCTGTTAATAGAAGCAGTTCAGGCATAAGCAGATACTTAGATGTTGTTGACGCAACAGGCAAATACTCCAGCACAAATATCTTTGCTGAAGATGGCGAGATCTACAAAGAAGACGTATCTACCACAGCAGTTACATTTCAGTTTACCAGTAGGAGTGAAGTAAGTAACTTAGTACAAACTTCTATACAAAATCTTATTTCGCAGTCAGAGGTAAAGAATCTGTACTACAGAACAGCAACACGCCAAACACCAACAGCAACTTGGACACAAGTTACTAACAGTAGCGGGCGCAGTACTGGCACATTCAGTTCTGATAGTTATGTGTTCTTAACACAAGGAGCTCTTGTAAAGTTTAATGCTCCGTCCGGCAAGTACTTTAATGCACAAAATCAACTGGTTACAGGAACTCCTACAACAGAGTTCCAGCGCACCAGCATGTGGGCAAGCATAATTAGTTACCCCACTCCTGGAGTAGGCAATGCTATACTAAGCGTGGTTGTCCCAAGTACTGCTATAGTAGCAGAAGTGATTCCAGTATTTGAAAATTCATGGCCATCAACACTTATTACTACTATTATTAATAATATATTAAGTTACAAAACATTTGCTCTACGTTACGATGTAAGTGACATGGAGTGGAAAATTGTTACCGAAGCAAACATTGGTACTGGCGAGTTTAGTCTAACTAATGCAGGTAGTACAACAGGAACTAATTTAGATAACAGTTGGTTCTTGAAATTAAGTTACGATAATCAAGAATACAACGTAGTCAGTAGAGGAACAAAGTACTTTTTCCAAAGTGTAAGGGAAACACGTTTTTATTTTAATCCAGATGCAAAAGTATACGATTCAAGAACAGCAACTACACTTATTGACGAGATAAAGTTATTAAGAACCAATACAAAACCTGACAGTTCAGACAGTATTTTCTATTCGCAAACCTGGAAGATTGATAATCGTGTTATTGCCAGCGACGGTACAGAAGACAATAGAAAAATACTAGTTACATTTTTAGATGAAAATCTAGACGGTGTACCAGACGACCCTGATTTGTTTACCACGTTTGTTGCGCCCACGGTTAACCCACAGAACAAGTATATATTCTTTGTACAGTCGCAGGACAGCGTAAACTTCTTGCAATATGATCCTGTAACAAGGACCGACATAGTGTCTAGTTACGCAACTGAAAGCGATGTATTAAACAATATATCTTTGTACGCAATTAATACAATCTTTTATGCGTACACGGATAATAAGTTTTTCCAATCTAGTGGCACAGCACTAACACAGTTGACAAACTATATTGCCAGAGTTGGTAGGGAGCAGATTTCGTTCCAGTACAAGCATAACAGCCCAAACAACAATAGAATAGACCCTAGCCCAAATAATTTAATAGATTTGTATATATTGACCAAGGCTTATAGTGACGACTACACTGCATACATTACGGATACAACAGCAACACTAAAAGAGCCAGTTGCACCAACTAGCGAAGACTTGCAAACAGATTACAGCACCATTGAAAATCTCAAAACTGTAAGTGACAGTTTGATATATAATGCCGCAAAGTTTAAACCTTTGTTTGGCAGCAAAGCCGAATCAGCATTACGAGCCACGTTTAAGGTAGTTAAGAATCCAAGTTCTAATGTAAGTGATAATGAAGTTAAGAGTTTAGTAATTGATTCTATTAATTCTTACTTTGACATCAACAATTGGGACTTTGGCGAAACATTTTACTTTAGTGAGCTAAGTGCATATTTGCACAGCGAACTAACACCAACAGTAAGCAGTATCATTATTGTGCCTAATTCAGGATCAAACAGTTTTGGTAACTTATATCAAATTAACACAGAGCCAAACGAGATACTTGTAAGTGCGGCAACAGTTAATGATGTACAAATTATTTCTGCTATCACAGCAGGACAACTTAATAGGGTATAGGAAGGTAGGCAATGGCAGCATTCAAAACTCATCAGTTTTTACCTGACGTTTTTCAAACTGATACTAACAAAAAGTTTTTAAACGCCACAGTTGATCAGTTAATCAGTGAGCCCAATCTTAAACAGGTTAATGGCTACATTGGTAGAAAACTAGCACCTTCTTACAAAGCGAACGACAGTTATGTATCTGAGCCAACAGCATCAAGAGCAGACTATCAGCTGGAGCCTGGTGTAGTAATAAAAGACCAACTAACTAAAAAAGTAGATTATGCAACAACTTATGTAGACATTGTTAACAAAATTGGATACGAAGGCGGCATTACAAATAACCACAATAGACTGTTTGACAATGAATTTTATTCTTATGACCCTAGAATTAGTTTTGACAAGTTTGTTAACTTCAGTCAATATTATTGGTTAAGCCTGGGTCCAAACCCAGTACAAATTACCAGCACTGGTGTAAGTACTCGTCAAACGTTTACAGTAACATATAATCCTGTTAATAATGCTTTTGAATTTACAGGCAGTGGTAATGTGCCTAACCCAAATATTACACTAGCACGTGGTGGAGTATACGAATTCGTAATTAATAATCCAGGAAATAATTTTTGGATCCAAGGCAAGCCAGGCACAGATGGCATAGACCCTGATCAGAGTAACGTAGAAACTAGGGGAGTACTTGGTGTTGCAAATAACGGAACAGATTCCGGAACGGTAACTTTTACAGTCCCTAGTGCAACAGCACAAGATCAGTACACAAGTTTCCCAACTGTAGAGTCAGTTAGTTATGCTACTGATTTAGCATTCAATCAAGTGCAAGGTGCAAAGCCACAAGACTTAATTAACACATACGGTGGTATCGACGGTCCTGTTGCATACCTAGACGGCGCCACGGTTGTTTTTGTAAATAGGGCATACATCGACGATAGTTTTTGGATAAACGTTGCCAGGACTGAGAACGGTATTGTTTATCTAGATCAAAGTGTACAGATCCCACTCGCTGACAGGACTAACGTTTATA